TCACCAACCAACAGGAGAGACGAGATGACAATCTCAGAGGCAAAGAAGAAACTCGCCAGCTTTAGGAAAGACATAGACAACATTCGCAGCAAAGGTATTGGTGCAGAGTATACTGATAAGTGGCTATTCTTTCAGCATAGTGAGGAAACAATAGAACTGATTGATCGCGAGACAAAGCTGACCGACGCAGAGTTTGCGTCCCTTGACCGCACCAGCGAAGGCGTCATCATTGGCGACTTTGACTTTGTTTGGCTCTGGGCAACGCCTGCCCAGAAAGACAAAATGCATAGCGATGATATTGCGTTCGGCGCACGAGTTGATGAGGAACTTCGTTATATGTATCTCGTCAAGTACGTAGAAGATATTCTGGATGACGCAACGTAATCGTTGACAACAGGAGGAATGAAATGCTTGCAGATCGCACACACGTTTTTTACGCTGACAGCTACAACGGATGGACTGTCGTTCTCTTAGACAAAGACGAGTTCCAGATTGGAGAGGCAGAATATACTTACCGAAAATCAGACGCTGTAGATTTGGCAAAGCAATACGGTCTGGACGCTCACATCTTTGGCCGGAACGGAATATACCAGCGCACAATTAAGGCACCCGCCCCCACCATCAACGGTGGATTTGCTGAGGATAGTCTGGCTGACGTAACGTAATCGTTGACGCCGTAAACGTGACATGCTACCTACAACATACAACTTCAACCGCAGTGGCTTCGGCTCCGGCATCACACTAACAGGAGGAATGAACATGCAATCATTTACGCATAAAGAAACAGGCAAGACTTTCTACTATGAACGTCTTCCTATCAATGGACCCGGCGAGGAAGCGGTACTTGCGCCGCCGCCGCATGGCGGTAAGGATATGGTATATAGTCAGCGCATCTTCGTAGGTGATGGCGAGCATGGGCAGGGGTGGCGCTATGGTGTAGTGCTGACGTCGGTCGCCTATGTCATCGTGGACGAAATGGAGGAAGACGGCAGGCATTGGTGGATAACTGAGAGTTGGCCGATCCGCCGGAATAACTACACGGAACTATGAGAGAGGACAAGAAAGATGAATACTCAACACGCAAAGATCATCAAGCACTTGCAATCAGCCAACGGTCTGACAGTGCGAGAGGCAATGATTGAATACAGTATCAGCAGCCTAACCAAACGAGTGCAAGAACTGCGAGGAAAGGGATACGATATTGAGTCTGTCCGCAAGCAACATCCTGTCACCGGTCAGCGGTACACACGCTACATTTTGTTGGAGGAATAAATGAAACGCGACCCAGAAAGCGCATCACCCTACGGCGTAGGCAATGGACCCATCCGGGATGCAATTACAGAAAAAACGAAAAAGTGGTATCAAAAAAATCGGGACGAATACACTACCAACACACATGTAAGAAAAAGCTGGTTCGCTGTGGATACGTCGCGAAATCTGGCTTCACAGCACATGACGCAGCGCCTGCTCGAAAGACGCCAGAAGAACACCCTGTTCTTGTGGACCTACCTGACACACAATTACGATATCGGAGAAGACATCCCGCTAACTGAGGTGAACTATCGCAAGTGGTGTGGAGGCAACAGTCTAGCATGGCGAGATGCTGTCGATGATCTACTGGCGATGGGCGCTATCGGACGTGCAGACACAAGCAAAGTCAGAGGATCAGTATACCGGAGGGTAGTTTGATATGAGCGTATGCGGAGAGATCGAGAACATCCAGTACGAGATCGCTGTCACTCGTGCTGAACTGCGGGCAGCTATTGATGTAGTGCCGCGCAATTCGACGATGGATTCCCTGAAGCAGCAATTCAAAGTGGAGAGCATCCGGGCTAGGCTGGATGTACTGAACGAGAAACTGAAAGGCCTGAAGAATGTTTAGTGATACAAACAAACGACGCATCTCGTACCCGCACAAAGTAATGATCCTGTCTGGCGATACCGGCCAAGCTATTTGCTACAGGAGTTTTCAGTTTAAGGAGGCGGCTGAGACATGGGCGGAGGAGATCACAGCTAAGCAGGACGGGCTACGTTATGAGCTATCGTGCATCGACTGAGCAGTACATCACCAGAGTAGCTCGTGCTGTATCTGTACTAATAAACGTGGTGCTGGGCGGTGCTGATGAGCAGACGTTCAGCGCCCGACAACATGAACTGCGAAGACGACAGCGACGGAACTGCGCCCGCATGATTGACACGATCTTCGGGTGCCATCACTGTCAGGAAAGCTGGGTACACTGGCGTCTTAACACTAAGCGAAGGTGATACACATCACCCGCTGTTCTAAAAAAGGAAGAGAGAGAATGATTGAATACACAGTAAAAGTTTTCCCTGACGCCAAGTGGTGGTACTTGGATGAACTGCTTCACCGTGAAGATGGTCCTGCTGTAGAGTACGCTAATGGCAATAAGGAGTGGTGGTTGAACGGTAAGCTGCACCGTGAAAATGGTCCAGCGGTAGAGTGGTCTAATGGCAATAAGTGGTGGTACTTGAATGGCAAGATGCACCGAGAAGATGGACCTGCTGTAGAGCGTTCTGATGGCGATAAGTATTGGTTCTTGAACGGCGAGGAAGTAACTGAAGAGGAAGTTATGAACCCATTAGAAGAGATGACTATGGATCAAATCTGCAAAGCTCTAGGCAAGCAAGTGAAGGTGATAACATGTTAGGTCTACAGATACTTTGTGCAGTGCTGATTGCTGCTTACGTTGTGGGCTTCGTAGTCTGCTATTGCCATACTAGCCGCGAGATGAACCGCACTCTGAAGAGGATCAAGAAATGATGCAGGTAGAATACGTCGATCATATGGGTACTGATCTGTCGGTAGTTAATGCTGCGCGAGTATCGTTCGCCCAAGATAGTGACTGGCCCGTTACGGTACACAGTGGTGAGATGGATACGCTTAAGCCGAAGGATCACAGGCTGATTAAGTACCTCGCAAAGCACCGACACATGTCGCCCTTCGGCCATTCGTTTGCCAGTTTCCATATCAAGGCCCCCGTGTTCGTCGCACGTCAGCTCGTGAAGCATAAGTTCCTGCGCTGGAACGAGATCAGCAGACGCTACGTAGACAAACAACCAGAGTTCTACGTACCTGATGAGTGGCGTGGGCGATCCGCTGACAAGAAGCAGGGGTCAGAAGGGGTCGTGGACGTAGGCGATCTTCAGGCAGAGTATATGGTAGAGACAGGCTCTAGCTTAGACTTCTATGATATTTTGCTTGAGAAAGGAGTAGCACCAGAGCAGGCCCGCATGGTACTGCCACAGTCTACGATGACAGAGTGGTACTGGTCCGGTAGCCTCGACGCATTCCACGACATGTGTGCGCTACGACAGGCGTCTGATACACAGGCAGAGACACGGGAGGTGGCAGACGCGATTGCCGAATGGATGGAGAGCTTTTTCCCTGTAAGTTGGGCTGCACTGGATGATTGGCACCCGCTTAATCGTGTTGCTACTTTAGAGAGAGACCTTGCCTACGCGATTGATGCACTTCATGAGATCAAGGGCGAGGTTGGAGCGAGCACTAACGGATACATCCGCAGCATTGCAGCGGAAGTCCTACAATCTTTGGGAGCAGCGTGATACGGTAGACTAATTATATGATGTACAGGGAGAGGACATGCGACACACAGTTGGAAAGATATTCGATGCGTACCTGCACAGCCCAGACTTTGCACGTTTGAAGGGCGGTACGCAGAAGGACTACGAGACCCACCTACGCAAGGCAGGCAGCACACCTATCGAACACAACAAACACTTTGGTAACTATCGTGCAAACAAGCTAGAGGTGCGTCACGCGATCACGGCATACGAGAACTGGCTGACGTCCGGTGTGCGGTCTGCTAACTATCGCAAGGCGTGTGTCAGCGCAGCTTGGAAGTACGGTATGCGTACAGGTATGGCGGATCACAATCCGATCTCGCTCGTGCGAACCCTTTCTACGCAGCCTCGCCGTGTGATGTGGCAGCGGGATCAGGTGAAGCAGTTTCTTGAAACAGCATACGACTCGTGGAACTGGCGCAACATGGGCCTGATCGTGCAGATGTCGTACGAGTGGGGGCAGCGTGTAGGCGACATGCGTCTGCTGACGTGGGATAGTGTTAACTTAGATGAGTGCAGGCTGGATATCGTGCAGTCTAAGCGTGGCGCTGCAGTACATCTACCGATAGGTAAAAGCCTTTGCCGCATGTTACACAAACAGAAGGAGGATTTCGGGTTCCAGAAGTACGTTGCCCCCCGTGTTACCGCTGAGAATACTGTCTACTATCCATACAACAAGTCAGACATATCTCGGATCACTAACGAGATCTTGGAGGAAGCAGGCCTGCCATCTACTCTGACTGCAATGGACCTACGCAGGACAGCAGTGACAGAGATGATGGAGGGTGATGTTGATATCATTGGCATCATGCAGGTGACAGGGCATAAGAGTGCAACTAGTCTGCGACCCTACATGGTTAACACATTCAGAGGTGCTGCAAAGGCGCTAGCTGCAAGAGGTAATGATGATGATGACGAAGATGAACCTGACTAAGCACGTCGAAGACCTGAACATCGAATCCGGCGGCACCTACCGGGGTACTTGTCCGGTATGTCGAGGTAGCAATACGTTCACTGTGTTCAACGATAGTGGGCGCTTCATATATAACTGCTATAAGTTAGCATGTCGCATCAAGGGTGCCGTGAACATTGGTCTGACAGCCAAAGATATACAGATGCAAATGCGCAAGAGAGGAAAGCAGGACGTGGTACGTACTGAGATACCTACGATGGAGATACCTCAGTATGTCGTGCAGCCTACGCCGGAGATGAAAGACTTTCATGGTTTCCTGAATAAGTGGAAAGTCCCTGCGTATGGCCTGATGTATGACGTCAAGGATTCACGGTGTGTATTCCCGATCTATAAGAAGGGCAGGATCATAGACGCTATAGGTAGATCGCTGAAAGGTAAGATGCCTAAGTGGTACAGATACACAGGACAGGCACCCGCCTACTTCTCTGGGTCAGGCAAGACCTTACTGATAGTAGAGGATGTCCTGTCAGCTATCATAGCTGCACAAGAAATACAGGATGTCACTAGTATGGCGATCTTAGGTACATCGCTTAACGCAAAGCATATGGAATACATAGGAGAGTACTCCCGTGTTCTGGTGGCGCTTGATCCTGATGCGCTGAATAAGACTATCCAGTACCGCAGAGAGATCGCACTGTGGACTGGTCTACCGACCATCGCAATCTGCTTGGAGGATGATCCGAAGTACAGACGAACTAATGATATAGAAACTATCAAGAACAAATGCTTGCATAGCAAGTAAAAGAAAGACTTGAAGACGCGGACGTTTTTTGCTAACAACCCACGTTCCGCACCCAGAAAACCTAAGAGGATGACAATCATGACAGAACGAGGACGTGTTCCAACGGAGGCCGCAGCCCTGATTGAAGGGGATCGTTGCCACGAATATGGAGACCCCTTTGAG